TGAATTGTGGTACGGAAGTAGCCGCAGTAGTCGCAATTATTGGCCCGGCTTTGGTTGGCGTGGCAGCCCTGGCTAAAGTATTCGCGTATACCAAAGCCGGATTAATTCTGATGTTGCCGGCGCTGGGCGCTGTTGGCGGTGCGTTGAAGGCGTTGACTATCGCATTCGCCACTAACCCAATTGCTCTGTTCGCCGCCGCAATTGGGCTGGCGGCATACGGCATATTAGAGAATTGGGAACCGATTTCCGCGTTCTTCAAAAGCCTGTTCAGAATGATCGGTATGGCTTTTCGCGTCGGCGCTTTGAAGGTTACCGCGTTTGTCGAAGATTTGAACAGTTCAACGACTTTGATCGGCATCGCGTTCAGGGGATTAACGCGGCCAATAAAATGGGCAATCGACTTGATCACTGGTGGTGCTTCGTTGATCATTGCTGCATGGGACCCGCTCGTTGCATTTTTCGACGGGCTGTTCGCAAAAATTGGTGTTGGTTTCGCGTCCATCAACAGCCTGGTTCCCAAATCTATCAGAGATATGTTCCCCGACAGCGATGATGAGAACTCCGGAGAGAAAGAGATTTCACGTTCGCCCCACACCAACATTAACGCGCCTTCTCCCTCTCATTCCGGTCAACGATTAAATGGCCAAATGGTGGTCCGGTTTGAAAATGCTCCGCCGGGAACACGTGTCGAAAGTTCTGAAACGAATCAGCAGGGGGTCACGATGGATGCCGAGGTTGGTATCCACATGGCTGCGGTTTACTAATGAGTTGGCGTGAACAATTGAGGCCGGGCAGTTTTCGTGGTGCGGCATTCGAAATTATGACCGGTGATCTGGATACGGGACGCAAAGGCGCGCACCACGAATATCCTCAGCGGGACGAGTCACTTTTTGAGGATTTGGGCAAGAAGACCCGAAAGTTATCGGTCGTCGGATTCGTCCTTGGCGACGACTACATGGCGCGGCGAGACGCACTCATAGACGCGTGTGAAGCAAAAGGTCCAGGTACGCTTATCCACCCCTATTTCGGAAGTCTGCAAGTATCCTGCACCGAAATTAGATCCAGCGAACAAGTTACCGAAGGCCGAATGGCAAGGATCACCATGGTCTTTGTTCAAACCGCCACAGTCGCGCTCCCAAAAACCGTTTCCAACACTGCAGCCAAAGTAAGCACTTCTGCCGAAAGCGTTATCTCCGCGTCAAGAGATGTATTTGCTGCGAAATACAGTGTTGAAAACCTTCCGCAATTTGTAGCCGATTCGGTGACGACGACGGCGACGGAATTTGGTGACTCCGTGAGATCCGGTGTTCGTTCTCCCGATATCGAAGAAGCTGTTCAGTCCTTCACAGACGCATTGCCGAGCACCGTCAACAGCGGTGAAGAATTGGGCGGAGCCATCATCGACCTGTTGCAAAGTGCCGCGTCAATTTCAGGAGATGCGCCGGCAGTGATGGCTTCACTTTCGTCATTCAATGTAGATGTATCTGGAATTCCAGTATCGACCACGACACGTATTCAGCAGGTCAAAAACCTGACGGCTTACAGTCAGTTGGTGCGGATCGTCGCGATATCGAATGAAGCAGTCGCATTGTCCAAAACAAGATTTGATAGTTACGAAGACGCCATAACCCGAATGCGCAGTATTTCTGAACGCATTGATGCCGAATTGTTGACCGCCAATGTATGACAGAGACGACCTTTTCTTCTATCTGTCAAATTTGCGCAGCGCGGTGGTTGAAGACATCAGCTCGCGCGCAGGCGGATTGCCGCGAATAGTGGGTTTTGACGCGCATGTTCCTACTCCCGCATTGGTCATAGCTTACGAGCTCTACGAAAACGCTGAAAGAGATGCCGAAGTAGCAACACGGAACCGCGTTCGACACCCGTCATTTGTACCTTCGACCAAGTTGGAGGTTCTTTCAGAATGACGATTGAACTGGTGATCGATAACAAAATCTACTCGGGCTGGAAAAAAGCCAGAGTAAGCAGGGGCTTGGATCGTGCCGCTGGAGATTTCGATTTTACGGCTTCCGAAGCCTGGCCAAATCTGGAAGATCAGTTTCGAATTCGCCCGGGGCAGAGTTGTGAGGTTCGGGTCGAAGGAGAAACCGTAATTACGGGGAATGTCGACGATGTTCAAATTTCCTACCGATCTGATAGCCATGATTTGACAATCCGCGGACGAAGCTTGACGGCAGATCTCATTGATTGCAGCGCCGCGAATAAAACCGGTCAATGGAAATCCGTAAAACTCGAGAAAATCGCCAACGATTTGGCATTGCCTCACGGAATTAATGTCATCGCGGAAACCGACACTGGTCCCGTATTTGATGACTTTCAAATTCAGCAAGGCGAAACAATATTTGATGCCATCGAAAGGATGTGCCGGCTGCGCGCCGTTATGGCTACAGACGACAGGAAGGGAAATCTTATAATCGCCCGTGCAGGAACCGAAACCACTTCAACACCATTGGTAAGTGGCACCGAAGACGGGAATATTATGGTTGGGCAGGCCCGTTTCACTGATCGGGAACGGTTCTCAAGATATATCTGCAAAGGCCAGACAACCGGGACAGATGATTACAGTGCCGACGATTTGTCGGTTCAGGCAGAAGCGGTAGACGACAACCTGACTCGTTCCAGAACCTTGATGGTTATTGCCGAAGGTAAGGCCGACGCGGCCAGATGTCGCGATCGCGCGCGATGGGAAGCATCGACACGGGCGGGGCGCTCAGTACAGGCAAATTATACGGTCCAGGGATGGGCCCAATCGGATGGATCCCTTTGGACTCCAAATACCCGGGTGTTGGTGGAAGACAACATCTGCCACATACGCGAAACCATGCTTATTACGTCGGTTACCAATCAAATTGACGATGCCGGATCGACGACAGGAATAACGGTTTCACGCCCGGAAGCATTTGAACTGTTGGCTGGGTTACCGAAAGAATCAAAGTCAATCGGGTATTGGGTTGATCAGGACAAGAACGGGAAGTCAAAATGACCCCAGAAAGTCTCAAGATATTTATGCGACCACTTGTCCGTCGTGTTGGAATGATGGTGTCTCGCGCTGTTGTCAAAATCGTCGACGACAGCCTGAAAATGCAATCTGTTCAAATCGCCCTTTTGGCAGACGAACTAAAAGATGGTGTTGAGCGTTTTCAGCAATACGGTCTGACATCCCATCCAAAAACTGGCGCCGAAGGAATAGCGCTTTTTCTCGGTGGGAATCGCGACCATGGCATTGTCATCTGCGTTGACGACAGGCGCTATCGTCTTAAAGACCTCGAGGCTGGCGAAGTCGCGTTGTACGACGATCTGGGGCAGAAGGTTTTCCTCTCAAGAAACGGGATCTTTGTTGAGACCGATAGAGAAGACGGAGTAAGGGTCATCGCGCCTAAAGTTGTCGTTGAGAGCGATGACATTTCTCTGGGATCAGAAGGCGGGCAGAAGGTCGCACGAATTGGCGACCTCGTTAATGTCGGCTCCGGGTCATCAGCGGGGCAGTGGCCAATTGCTTCAGGATCCGACAAGGTATCCGCGACATGACGGATATTGCGCTTCACTGGAACGGAGAGACATTTTCCAGCGATATCGCCATGGGCAACGCTGATCTTGCCACGGATGACGATTTGGCAACTTCTGTGATCATGTCCTTGTTCTCGTGGAGACGTGCGAATAGTGACGACGTATTGCCTGACAACCTGTCTCATAGTCGAATGGGCTGGTGGGGTGACAGTTTTCCCCTGATCGAAAACGAGAAGTTCGGATCCCGGCTTTGGTTGTTACGTCGCGAAAAACTGACAACAGAAACGATAGCCCGGGCCGTCGACTACTGTCGGGAAGCTTTGCAATGGCTGGTAAATCAGCGAATCGCTTCACAAATCGACGTTGATGCATTTCGAAGTGGCATCGATCAATTGTCGCTTTCAATCGTTATTCACCAGTTCAACAACAAATCCAGAAATCTTCTCTTCGACAATGTATGGCAAGCAATTCAAAGGGATGGATAATGCCTGATACTACCGGTTTTCTTCGTCCTGATTTGCAGTCTTTGATCGACCAGGCTGAATCCGACATCAGTTCCCGTTTAATCGGCGCTGATGCCAGACTTCCGAACAACACACTTGGCGTACTGGCACGGGTAATTTCAGGTCAAACGCATGGCCTATACGGATACCTTGAACACATCGCGAGACAGTCAATTGTTGATAGGGCAAACGCCGAAGATTTGAACCGTCATGGCTCTGTCTGGACCGTAGTTCGAAAATCGGCAACGAAGGCATCCGGATATATCGTGTTGAATGGTACTGACGGAACGGTAGTCGCCGCCGGTACCGAGATTCAGCGTGGCGACAATGTCTCCTATTTCACGGACGTTGATGGAACCGTGGCGTCTGGAACCCTCACGCTCGCTGTGACAGCGGCGCTTGCCGGTCTTGATGGGAATGCTGCGGCTGGCGTTCAAGTCTCCCTTGTAAGTCCTATATCCGGACTACAAGCAAAGGGAGTCGTCGATGTTGATGGTTTGTCTGCAGGGACTGATATTGAAAATGATGATAATCTTCGCGACCGCGTATTGTTCCGTATTCAGAAACCCCCCCATGGCGGTGCAAAATTTGACTACGAAGGTTGGGCCCTGCAGGTGGCCGGCGTTACACGCGCTTGGGTTTATCCTGCCGAACTGGGGCTGGGAACCGTTACCGTCCGGTTTGTGATGGATGCGAAAGTCGGAACATTTGTACCAGATGCCGGCGAAGTACAGGATGTCCAGGACCATATCAATTCTGTTCGCCCCGTCACTTCCAATGTGACAGTAGTTGCGCCAACCGCTGTTCCGATGGACTTCACAATTGCGTTGGAACCCGCGACTCAAGCGGTCAAAGATGCTGTTGAAGGTGAATTGTCGGATCTTCTAACCAGAGAAGCCGAGCCAGGCGCGACAATATTGATCAGCCATATTCGTGAAGCCGTCTCAATATCATCCGGTGAAAATGATAATGACGTCGTCGTGCCGACTGCAGATGTCACTCACACGACAGGTGAAATCGCGACCATGGGAACCATTACATGGCAGTAACAACAGCTGACGAATATTTGCAGCAATTGCAGGCGTTGCTGCCTCCAGGCCCGGCATGGTCGCGTGAGACTGATGCAATGTTGACAACTCTTCTATCAGCATTTGCACAAAGTCTTGCTGCTGTTCACCAACGGGCAGACGAACTTCTTCTGGAAATGGTCTCTATTACAACCCATGAACTCCTGGCCGATATGGAACGGGTTACTGGATTGCCCGATCCTTGTATCGGTGACGATCAGGATTTGACGGTGTTGGAGCGTCGATCGCAGGTCGTTGCCAAGTTTGCGGCTCGAGGCGGGCAGTCACCGGCCTATTTCGTCGAAATTGCCAAGGCGCTTGGTTACGAAATCACAGTCTCGGAATACCGACCATTTCTTGCCGGATTCAGCGCTGCTGGTGACCCGGCAGCCAGTGAAGACTGGAATTTCGTTTGGCAGGTCAACGCCTCGGGAACATCGATTCGTGAGTTCATTTGCGGAACATCCGTCTGCGGCGAACCGCTTCGGACCTGGGGCAATAAAATTCTCGAGTGCGTAATCAGCAGACTGTCGCCAGCACATACCCGCGTTCAATTCGCTTACGGAGCATAATTCGATGAAACGCCCTGACGGAGCAAAATATCCCGGTAACCTGTTTTCGGACGGCAGTCCGACGACACCCCAAGATGCCAGCCCTGTTACGGCCGGGCAGATGAATGCTCTATTCGGCGAATTGATCGAAGTCATCGAACATGCCGAAATTACACCTGATGAAAATGATCTCACGCAGGTTCGACAATCAATCAACTCGTTGATCAGTGTAGAAACTACTGCACGATCTGCCGCGGATGCAACGCTGCAAGACAACATTGATGCAGAAGCCACGACCCGGGCCGAAAATGACGGAACGGAAACGACTGACCGGATCAACGGTGACAACGCATTGCAGGCGGCGATTGACGGTCTAGTGATAAGTATGCCAGTCGCCTCGTTGGTGATGACTGCGGGCGCTACCGCTCCCTCCGGATGGATTATCTGTGACGGTGCTGCGATTAGCCGTACAACATATTCCGATTTGTTTGCCGAGATCGGCACTGCCTATGGTGCCGGCAATGGATCAACAACATTCAATGTTCCTGATATGCGGTCGCGCATGCCTGTCGGTGTGGGGGACGGCGGTGCAGATCTGACAGATCGCGCACTGGCCGATAGCGGCGGTGAGGAAAACCATACGCTAACTGTTGCTGAGATGCCGGCCCACGTCCACGAACAGCGCTACGGTTCGTCCAACGATCCGGAGGATATCTACTTCAACAACTCGAGCGGTTTTGGCGAAACGCTCGATCCACAGACAGGCATCAACACTCAGTCATCCGGCGGTGGTGACGCACACAACAACATGCCTCCCTTCCTGGCTGTCAACTTCATCATCAAGACGTAAGGAGCAGATCACATGGATCGTATAACGGGCCCGACAGTCGAGACCGATAAATTCGGTGACGGCAAACACGGATTTACCGCCGGCAATGCCCCGGGCGGCATACCGGCAACTATTGTAAGCGTTGCTTGGCTCGACGGAATTCAAGAGGAATTTCTGGGGGTTATAGAGGCAGAGTCCATAGAGCCTGATGCTGACGACAACACCCAGTTTTTGGAAGCTCTTGACGCGCGGTATTTTCTGACTTTGGCCTCGCTCGGGATACCTGATCTTGATCAGGTCTCGGTCACCGCCTCGGGCGAACTTCGTGTCGGCGATGGCTCCGCATCCGCGCCGTCGCTCAGCTTTGCCAGCGACACCGACATGGGCTTTTATTGGATCAGCGCCAACGTCATGGGCCTTGCTGCAAGTGGCGTGGAGCGGTTCAGGTTCGGCGTTTCGTCTTCGTATCTGTATTTGTCAGAGACGTCCAACGCCAACAACTCTGAAGGCAACATCACTCAAAACTCGCAGAATGGTGATGGGGAAATCAATACCAAAAAAAGCTCTGATATAGCTCATGGCGTCACGGGCGTTACGGAAACAGACACTTACGGGTTTGAGAAAAAAAGATCAGCGACCAACGGGGGTCTTCAAATCACTGGTATTGGCGAGAGTGGGGCCAACACGGGCTTGTTTCTTGAGGGTATCGCGGGCACAGATAATACTACTCATTCAACATCCGCTATTGGGTATTGCCATGTCAACGCTGCAAAAATTAATTCCACCACTATCCAGGCCGCTGGTGCGGGTGCAACCCTGTTTGTCATTGACAACAATGATCTAGCCCAATGGCTTTGTGACGCGGAAGGCGACACCCATTACAACGGATCAGATGGCGCGGGCGCATGGGATGATTACCATGATGTTGAATTGCTCGATACCTTCCGTCATGAAATGGTTGTCGGCGCAGATCGTAATTTTGCAAAGCGTGTCTTCTCCAATTGGACAAAAGAGAACGCTCAGATACTGCACGACACCGGCGTTATTACGATGAACGAAGACGGCAAACACTTCGTCAGCACCAAGGGCTTGAACGCTCTTATCATCGATACGATCCGTCAGGAGGCCGCGAAATCGCGCGAAGCGATGAAGGTCCTTAACGAAATGATACCTGGCTTCGGCATGAAGCTGACAAACGCGCTTCATGCGCAATCCCTCCCGGCTCACTCAATCTAAGGAAAAATACAAATGGCACTGCAAGCAACAGTACAAGTTTATGGCGGCTTGACCGCGACCGACGCCTATATCCGCTGCCGTCCACTGCACTGGAAGAAAGATGAAAGCGGTGACTGGTACACCGTGATCGATATTGAAGTCTGGAATTTGGATCCGGAGGTTGAAGGTGCTGTTCAGCTGACGGCCCCGTCCCTCGATCGCAAGAAGGTGTCCGGCATCGACCTCACGGCAATCAGCGCTGATCCGGTGAGTTGGGCCTACGCCCAGGTCAAACCCGATATTCCGGGTGCCATCGATGTCTGAGTTCAATCCTGCACAAACTATGATTGATGTCGTCGTCGAACAACGTGATGAAGCCGTCAATCGGCTTGCTAACGCGAACGCACATATCCGCTTCTTGCAGCACAAATTGGAAAACGCCAATTCCGAATCCGATCAAAATACTGACGAGAGCAATAAAAATGAAACTGACACAAAACTTTAGTCTTCGCGAGGCGGAAAAATCACAAACGGCATTGCGAAATGAAATCGATAATTCGGTGCCGGACATCATCATTCCGGCAGTCCAGAATGTGGCGAGCAAGATATTGCAGCCTATCAGGGAGCACTTCGGGATTTCCATTCAACCTTCATCGTGGTTTCGATGTTTGGAATTGGAACGGAACATTTGCGCCAAGAAAATTGAACGCGTTCGTCAAGCAGATGGTGAGGCCGGCGTCGACGCCTATCTGGCTCGCAAGCAACATCCGAAAGGATGCGCAGTCGACTTCGAAGTCCCGGGCATCCCCAATATCGAGGTCGCAAAATGGGCTGCAAAAAATTGTGATTTCGATCAAATCATTCTGGAATTCTTTTCTACCGAAGACCCGGCAGCCGGCTGGGTTCATGCCAGTTCAGACCCATCCGGGAGTAATCGCCGTCAAATCCTGACGTTTGACGGACGCAGATATTCAAACGGCTTCCCCGAATAACCTGAAAAAGGAAATCAGAAAATGCCATTACCTTTAGTCATCGGGGCGTTAGCCAAACTCGGATTGCCCCTGCTCATGAACGTTGTCAGTGATGGTCTGGGGAAAGTCAATCACCCAGCTGCCAAAGCCGCGTCAAAAGCTTTGGTCACGGTGAAGGAAGCCGTATCAAACGGGGACATTTCGTCGGAGCAAGTCGCTGAAGCAAATCGACATACTGAACAAATTCTGAAAACAGAAGCGGAACGGGACACATCCTTTATGTCGGAAGTGAACCAGACAATGCGGTCGGAGAGCGCCAGTAACGACAATTTCACCAAACGTTGGCGTCCGTTCTTTGGATACATTGTCGCACTCACATGGGGAGCTCAGATGCTGGCGTTGTCGTGGTCAATAATCTTCGATCCAAGAAATGCGCCTCAAATATTGGCCGGTGTCGGTGCTTTGTCTGCAATGTGGGGAATAGCGCTAGCCGTCCTGGGTGTCAGCGTCCATAGACGCAGTCACGACAAGCAAGTTGCGGCCGGGCATGCACCTACAAAAGGGGTAATAGCTGCATTCGCAGAACGGATTGGAAGATAGTTTATGCCCGGTTCGGGAAACGAACGACGTTCAAGGCCGAATCACCAGGATCATCGTCGTTTGTAGATGGAGATAACATTTCCGTAATTTTTTCGGCAGTTGATTCGGCGGCAAACCTCTTGGGATCGTCCATGAGATGGGCGTAGCGTTGCGTTGTTTTGGCATCGGCATGCCCCAGAAGGCCGCCAACCATCGTAAGGTCTTTCGTGACATACAGCGCCAGTGACGCATAGGCGTGCCTGAGATCGTGGATCCGAAGGTCTTCAATTTCCGCATCAATTTTCAGCGCATGCCAAAGATCGTATGGATAAACCATATGAATATCTTCGTCCCGTGCGCCGCCGCCCTTGCGTCGTTTGGACGCATCGCCGGGAATGATCCATTTGCTGTTCGAATTATCGGAAATTTGTTGAAGGATTTCGAGTGCGGCCGCCGTCAGCATCAATTCCTTTTGTCCGGTCTTGCTGTCTGGCAAATCCAGAATGCCGCGTTCCCAGTCAATCCATGAAATCTTTGACGCCATTATTTCGTTGAGCCTTGCGCCCGTGTAGATCAGCAGCAACACCAGCTGGGCAAAACGTACTTTGGACCCTCTATTATATGTCAGCCAGGTCCGAAGCGTGGCGCCAATGCGCTTCGATTCTTGCGGCGTTAGATATCTTTTCCGTTTGGCCTCCGGATAAGCTTCAATCCATTCACACGGGTTGGTGCCTTTTTCACGCCAATTCCAAAATTCCGCCAATGCAAACGCCTTGGTCATCATCTCGAGAACGCGATTAGCAGTCGTTTGTTTCTCGCACATCTCGAGGTGCAAAGCAGCAATATCATCATATTCAATATCTCGAACCCGCCTGTCTCCGAAGCGCGGAAGAACATGACACTTCCAATACGATTTGTTGTTCGCGCGCGTCCGCGGCTTCTGTTTCTTTGCCGCGTATTCTTGCATGTAGCGCTTTTCGAGATCCAGAACCGTGGGGTTTTCTATCATCGGTAATGCACCTTCAGGCGCATCGCCGGCAGCAATTTTCCTTGCCCAGTTATCCGCAATTTTTCGGGCGGCATCGACGGTTAATGGCTTGCCGTATTCGCCAATCCTGGGCTTACGCTGTTTGCCCGACGTGTCGCGGTAAACCAAATAGAAAATCTTCGACCCCGCCGGCGAAACCCTTACATGAAATCCAGTACATCCATCATCCCAGACATCGTATCTGTTGACCCGGGCCTCGAGACCGTCGACGACTTTCTTTGTAAGCCGGGTCTTCATCCTGCTATCTCGAGTCGAGTGTATTGATTGATTCTGATCACGGCATTCCCCATTCCGATGCGGTATTTTACGACCCATTCGTACCGAATGTTTACCGCTCGCCGGAATACTGGCACAGCCGAAAGCCTCGTGCAACTCTATATCTGGGTAACACATGGGTAACAACTTGCAATCGAACTGCGTGATTTACCATTGAACAGAATGGATCAAACGCCGTTTAGTCCGGGACTTAACTATTTGATATCGTTGAATAGCGTGACAAATTATTGGTTGCGGGGGCAGGATTTGAACCTGCGACCTTCAGGTTATGAGCCTGACGAGCTACCGGGCTGCTCCACCCCGCGCCAAAACACGCATGTTGCACGTGCATCAAAAAATAAACGCGGCGACCGTATGTCGGACTGCCGCGTTAACTGCGCTTTGTCATTATGAATATGTTCGAAGAGATCACGAGACCACCTGACTAATCAGGGCGTAATGTTCCGGGTTTTGCAG